TGCTCTACTAAAAAGAGTTGTGCCCGTTGTATCCCATCCTATGCCTACTTCGGTAATATTTCCAATCACAGAACCTTGTGGGAATACACATGTATTTATTAAGGTAGTACGGTATAATGGTGCCCCTTCATTAGTACCTGAAGTTGCATAAGGAAATAAGTTGCTTGCGGCAATCTGTGCATCTAAAGATGTTTGTGTCACCGCCGGTGTACTATTACCGGTGCCTACCCTGCAATACTTAAATACATACTCGGACCCTGTTGAACTTCCTATACGATCGAGTCCTTGATCAAGTATAAGATTTTTAAACCAGCCTGTATCAGTAGATACAGTTCCGTCGGGCTTGTTTACAACAATTCTGTATTCTCCGGATATTCCGGCACCTATTTTTATTGCGTTTTGATCTGTTATCATTCTAATGTCCCTGAAATTATTATTGGTGTTTGAACACCCATGTCTTCGATTTCGCCATTGTTATAATTAATATATACAATAGTTTCTACTAAAGTACCGGATAGTGCCGCTGGTGTTTGAACTCCTACATCTTCAATAGCACCGTCATTGTATTCCTTAAATACAATAGTTTCTACTAAAGTACCGGAAAGTGCCGCTGGTGTTTGAACTCCTACATCTTCAATAGCACCGTCATTGTAATTAATATATACAATAGTTTCTTCTAAAGTACCGGATACTGCTATTGGTGTACTAATAGTCATATCATCGTTAGGATTTTCCCATAACACACCTGTCTGCGGAACAATCTGAGATACCGATATTTCGTCGTCTACGACAAACGGGTACAAAGTAGTGGTAAAATATTTATAACCAGACGATCTCGATGCCAGTACGCCGGTAATAGTTATCGCATTAATCATTATAGTGGTACCAAATTACCTTCGATTTCCCAATGATTTGCACCAGTCTTAATAGCTGTAATTTTTCCAAACTGTTTACCGATATCATATGTATCCGGTGTGTCAACAGTAACACCTATCTCAAACCCTATAGTAACCTGACCTAATCCGTTCCAACTTATCAGAACTGCGGCTCCAATGGGAAGGTTAGCCGTTGAATCATTAGGAATTGTTACAATAGCAAGTGTTGCTTTTGTGATTCTTATTAGAGTATCGTACGCATCGGAGATTTGTAATGTATAATCACTAACTTGTGTATTAATACTAATTGGGTTACCTGATGCTCCTCCAGCACCCCAAACAGGCGTAGATCCGGGGCCTGCTGACGTAAGTACTTGGCCGGCTGTACCCGGTGAGCCATTTATATCTAACGACCCGTTAGCATTAATGGCCAGTCTTAATACACTGTTTGTATGAAATTCTAAGACAGTATCACTTTTAATTTGTAATGCCTGTCCTGTATCAGCCGATAATACTCCGGTACCTGCGGTCACAGATCCGACATTTAATATTCCGATAATGTTGAAATTGACATCGACAGCTGGGTCACTTACCGCATAGACAATATTGCCATCTTGTACTTTAATTTTCTGAGTCATATAATTACCTGCCGTTTCATATATTTATCAGAAAGTGAGGAAGATAGTTCAGTCAATAAAAAACCCGCCGAAGCGGGTTTTATAAGTAATTTAATATACTTTATGCTAGTAACGTATCTTCTACACAATTTAAAACCCATGTCCGGGTACCACAGTCCCATATTCTTAAAAACCCTTGTTCGTCCATAATCTCGAATTCTGTCTTACTTTGGTCAAACCCAGCTTTTCCACAAAACGAATAACCACTAAATGACTTTAATTTTTTTCGGTTACCATTAATACATAATGCATTTTCTTGATACACTACATAATATATTTGTTCAAGAAATTCGGAAATTTCTTTAGGTACATTTAATTTTATATATTTTATTACTTCGGTGTTTCTTTTTAGAATCTGAGTAAAATGTTTCGGTTTTTCTTTATATGTATCTAAAATTAATTGCTGTATATCATCCATATCTAGTCCTTATAACATTCGAGCCTGGTGCTATATTTAGCATAATACAGATAATTTAGTCAAAATAAAACCCGCCGAAGCGGGTTTTATAACTAATAATACTAATCGGATATAATGATTAATAAAATTTGAGTGTTGCGCTGTTGATACCGACTTTCGACAAGTAATCAGCTGCATTACCAAAGCTGTTTGCTGTATTAGTAAGTTCCAAATATCCATAACGAGTCATAAAGCTAACCACTGGCTCGAAAGTCTGTGGATCCATAATTGGGCCAACGCTCATCAAAGGAATATATGGGCAATAGTAAGCTGCTGCATCTGTTTCTGTTGGACCTTTATAGCCTAACAATACTGCTTCGCCATCGCTTGCATATTGGTTAACATAAACACGCATTGTACTATTCAGTGTACCAACAAACTTAGTGTTTGTAGGTGCTTCGAATGTACCTTCTGTAGTACGTGCAAACGACGATGTTGTAGCAGACTGAAGAATTGTTAACGCTGTTGGCGAAACAACTGCCCAGTTAGCAGCACCACGACGTGTACGTGAAGCAACCAAGTTAGCTTGTTGGTTAATCATAACTGCAAGAGCAGCCATTTCGTCACCAACGTAAGTTGCTGTACCAGATACAGCGGCTTGATTGAATGTTGTTGGAGCGGCCGGTACTAAGCTACCTAATCTGAATAGCATTTCTTGGTCGATTTCAACTGTAATTTCTTGTGCAAGTGCTTGCATAATTTCTGCTTCAATGTCAATACCATGAATAGCATTAGCATCTTGTGCAGCTTCGAATGTCCAACGTGCTGATAACTTACGAGTTTTAGCTTCAACTGTCTCTTTCAAGATCTGGATGCTTAACTTGTTACCAGGTACGCCTTCTAAACGTGCTGTGGAAGCAGCAGCAGGGTCAGCAGCAACTTCATTACCCGAATATGCTTTAGCAATTTCGAATGGACCAAGTGCTTCTGTACCGGCTGTAACACCAGCAGCAGTATTCGCATAACGAACACGCAAAGTGTGGATTTGGCCTACTGGGGCTGTCATAGGCTGAACACCCATGATTTCATTTGCAATAACAGTAGGCATGACACGACGAATTAACGGTAGCATAACCTTGTTGAGTACTGCAATATTACCTGCTTGTGTGGCACCTGCGGTAGCCGATTCAGCCAAGTGACGACGAGTGTTTTCAAACACGACGTCCATGGACTGCCTACGGGTTCCCGAAAGACCTTCTAAAAGGGCTTCTTTAGTTGCGCCCCAGTTTGATTCAAATAGCTTTGTTGCCATTGTAAGTTCTCCTAGATTACTTTCTGATTCCGGCTAAGGACAAAATATGATTTAATTCCGAAGAGTCTATCGAGTCTTCATCTTGAGTGACCTTCACTCTATTACCTGTGTTGGAAGACAATGTTGCTTCGTTCAACTGTGACTTTGCAGCAACAGGTTTACGTTCAACAGCCTCATTTAGAACGCTTGGCAAATACTTGTTGTATGCACCTTGCAAATTCTTTGTCTGTACCGACTCAAGCAATTCTTTCATTACCGACTTCTTGTCCTTAGACAATGGTGCTAGTAATTCGTTCATGACTTTTTGTCTTTCGACTAAGTCCTGAGTAGCTCTTAACTTACCGTCTAACCCTTCCATTAAGTTCTTGCTCTTCTTAACTGATTCAGTTAATGTTGCAAGTTGCTTATTTTTAGATTCGACAACACGTTGTAGTTTCTTCAGTTCTGTACCTTCGTTAAGGTACGAAGTCATAAATTCAGCGGCTACACTTTCAAAGATCTTGCGACCGAAATCGTTTTCACGGGCAACACGAATGTCTTCCTTGAATTGTCCAATTTCTGTACGTAGTGTCTTTTCAATATTCGACTCGATAATCTGAGCAGCACGCTTGATAAACTGTGTCTTTGTTTCTTGTAGCTTTTGTTTACCTTCTGTAACCATTTTTACTTTTTGTTCTACTAAAGATTTCTTATCTGTACGGAACTCTCGAATTTCTTCAGCAAGTTGCTTTAACAAAAAGTTTTCTAGTTTTCCAAAGTTTTCCTTCATAGCCTTTTTCTCGGCATAGAATTCTTTCATTTCCTTTGCTACAGCTTCTGTAATGAACTTGTTTAACATTCCTGTGTGTTCAACGATCTTGCCTTTATAAGCAATACGTTCTGCGACAAGTTTTCTCTTGTCATCGGCGAATTCCTCGAGTTCAACGCGGACTTTGTCTGTTAAGAAACGATCCATCGATTCAACTAAAACACCTTTATCGTGTTCAAACTTACGTGCAAATTCCTCACGGAGTGTTGCAGCAACTTCTTCACGAGCTTCGGTTAATCTAGTTTCCCACAAACCAACGATCTGATTTCTGGTATCTTCGGATAGTCCTACGCTTTCACTCAAGATCTCATCAATTTTTTTTGCCATCCTGAGTTCTCCTAAATTTTTAACTCTTGAATAAATCTCTGAAGGTCTTTAACAAGTTGTTTCTGTGCAGCAGCTTCAGTTAATGCTTCCCTTGCGGTAGTAATAACTCTGGAGCCGCCCTTCATGTTAAAAAGACTTTCATATATTGTTCTTGGAAATGCATTAGGTGCGCTTGGTTGCGCCACAATGTCAACAGTGATAATTTCAAAATCCGAAACTACACCATTATCATCAACATTTCCAGAACCACGGGAAGATACTCCTAACTTTGCGCCCGACTGTAACAATGTCTTTACAATGTTGCCCATCGGAGTTGGGACGATCTTCAACTTACCGTATCCATCATTGCCATCCATCCACATTTCTGTAATTAAATGACTTACCCTGTCTAAATTGATCGAAAGCTCTTCCGGATGATCACATTCCCCTAGAATTGGGTCTGGCCGATCACCGTTAAGTTTCTTATTCATTGCATTTACTGCTCTTACTATTTCTCTTGCCGGGTATACTCTTTGATTCTGGTTCTTCACATCTCCCTGGATAAAGATACCCTTCATACAAAGGTCTTTACCCCCATTAGGATTAACTTCTTCGATTAAAGAAACTCGTGCTTCGTCATATGTTTTATATTCGAATAATTTATTTGACATTTTTACATTCCTTGAAAAATGTTTCGATATCGCCGAACCATACCATTACATTTTTTTCATTAACTGTATATGCTCTATTTATGAAGGCAGGGCGTTTATGACTTCTGCCGG